TCAAATGGCACTATTCGACAAATCCCATTTAATAACCTTTTTCTTTGGGAAAAAGCGATGATAAAAGTTTGATATTATTTTCGCTTGGTACACCTTAAAATCATTCACAAATGAAGTGTCGTAATTTTTATCTGTGATAATCAGAACGGTTGGGAATACTTCTTTCCCGTACACTTGCCACGATAATTCTTTCCACAATTCACTACGTTTGTAAGCTTTATAACGTTCCAATTTATCTCTCATATTTTTGTTTGAATAAGTCAATGAGTTTTGTACTTCAATGAAAAACGGTGCGTTCTGCCAAATAGTAAATATGTCTGGTTCGATGGTTCCTTTATCACCAAATTTAGGTTCGACCTCGAACTGTTTGATACCACCAATTTTACGCATTTCCTTATAGCATTCTACAATTTTAAGAAAGTGACTGATTTTAGACGATCCTTTTTTGACAGTGGTTGGTTTAGGAAAATACATGAACGGCCTTGTATTAGTGTCAGCTTCAATATATCCATCACGTCTTAACCTTTTCAAAACATAATTTGCAGATGTCCGTGGGCTGTTCAAATTTCCAAAATAAAGCGTTGCAATATCATCCCTTGTCATTACCCTAAATCGTTCTAAATCTTTGATAATGGCCTTGTCACGTTGTCTCATCGTCATCACCCAAAACATTAAAAGGATTATCGTCAACAGACGATTGTTCATCCTGATTCGCCGACTTTGGAACTTTTAACGGTTCTAATATGACCTTGGCAACCTCTAAGTCAAGGAATGGTCCTTGTAATAACTCAATATCATCGCTTTTCATATACATGCGACCTGGTGTATTAATTGATATGTCTGCTGCATTTTCAACTGTGCGCCCTAATGTAATGTTTGAATTGATCCTGTCAGCGTGTTTAAATGCCATGCGAATAGTGAGATTGTTTTTTAATTTCCCGTCTAAAATGTCACTGTCTGGGCGTTGCATAGAAAGAATGAGATAGACGCCCAACGCCCGGCCAATCGCGCTTATATCCTCGATCGTACTCATGATGTCTTTTTCATCCTTAAGAAGCGCAACCTCATCAATGCAAACAACAATACTCGGCAAATGGAACGGTAGGTCTTTGATATGCGCTTTCTCGTGTTTATCCAGAAGATCACCGCGTTTTTTCAGTATATCGTTCACATATGCAAGATATCCATCTAACGTGATACTGCTCGTGCATACGCCTTCCACATGCGGCAAACGTCGGAAAACATGAAACTCTGAGCGCTTCAAATCGCCTAGTACAAGGCGTAGATCGTCCGATGAGTAATGTTTCACAAGCGTGCTTAAAATTGCTCTCAATTGAGTTGATTTCCCCGATCCTGTTTCACCAGCTATCAATAAATGAGGATGGTTTTCCATGTCATATAATCGCATTTTCCCGTGACGATCCACACCACAAATGATTGGCAAGTCATATTTTTTTAGTTTAAAATTCTCAAAATTATATTCAACACCACTAGGCATACTATATTTGTGGATTGATAGGACAAACTTTTTATATTCTCCGCTAATGTCGATGTTGTCACCGAATATTTGTTGAAAGACAAACCATTGCTTTTGAATTTGCTTTGGGTCGACCCCATCCGGTAGTGTGAATACAAATGTTGTTTTGTCTTCAGTGGAACGATAATCAATGATATAAGGATAAACTTGATATTTCTTTTTTCCAGTAGACACTTCTTTGTATAAATGAGCGTTTCTAAATACACGCTTGAGTTTTTGTTTGTGGGGATTACAAAATATCATCACAAAAACCTCCCTAGCGGATTGTTAATGAACAAATAACCAACACCGCATAGACCCATAATGATTAGTAAAACAAGCAATATAGAACTGATTTTCTGGGCATCTTCAACACGATCACGCTTTAATAAATGTCGCTCCCAAAATGCACACCCTATAATGACACCGCCGACAACACCAGCTACAATCACTTTAAATCACGCCCTCTCGGATTAAAGGTGTAATATCTTTTAATCCGCTTTTCTTGTCGGTTTCCTTCACAAATAAACCCGATCACGTAACCTAAGCCGATACAATAAGCACAAAAAGCAAGTTTTATGATCATGAAATCATTCCTCCTGATATTGAATATAGAATGTTTCCGCCCAATTCCTGCATGAACGATGTGTAGTTATTGTACAGACTTACAATTCCGTCATTTCCAAGCACCTCACCACCCAGGTTTCTCATATAAGAAACATATCCGTTGTACCAATCAATTGGTTTTAAGTTATTTATCATGTCTGGGTTGGCTAAAATGCTGTGGTTGTATAGATTCTCTGGGTAAGATTCTAAATTTACTTTTAGGTCTGACAAGCCGCCACAAGCCTTCATGTTACTAATGAATGTTTGTGGGACATCTAATGGGTCGATATCAAAGGTGACATCCTTTAAGTCGTGACCGTCCCACTTAAAATTCATTTGAAAAACATTCGATCGTTCTCCGCATTTCATAAAAGTCTCCCCTCTCTTTCCTCTCGATCACTCCGACTCTCATCTCCGTTCTCTCCTTTCACTCCCCTCTAAACAAATTGGCAAAATTACTGTTTTGATTAGTGAAGACAACTTTAAAACATTTGTTTAGGGTACTTTTGTTGCAACAATTGCAGATGATTTTGTAGTGGACTTTGTGGCTACATTTGTTGTTGCTTTTGTTAAATACTATGGCCTTTAAGATTGGGCGTTGCCTGTCCACCCAAATTAATTTTTGAAGGACAAACAGTATTTTTGTAGAAAGTAAGTATGTAGAGGTGGACAAAACATGTATAAATGTCGATTAAAAGTGATATTAGCGGAAAAGGATATGCAGCAAAACGATCTACTTAAAAAAGTGGATATAGGCCGAGGAACTTTAAGTCAATTAGTTAATAATAAAACAACACCTAATTTTGATACTGCTTATAGGATCGCCGAAACACTGGACATGAAAATCGAAGATATATGGGTGAGAGTTGATGATCCTGCCGACTGAACTGCTAGAACTCAAAAACAAATATATCGTTGTGTCTGCGGCAAAAGAGACACTTGAACGCAAGGGCATCCATAATCAAGCTATATGGGATGATCTCAAACAGATAAAACAGAAAATGCGGGAAAACGATTTGAGAGTTGAAAGGTCAGACAAAGAATCAATGCTACACGATTACTCGGTTTTCCGGATCATATGGAAAAGGATGACGGATGAAAATGAGTTGTCAAATGTCCATCTGAGGAATTGGATACGCGAATATATCAGGAAGATGAACTTTTGAAGTGAGGGGATAGTGATAATGAGATTACATTGTTTAAAATGCAAAAAGGTCGTGAAATACAGCGAAAAAGTATACCTAGATCAAATGAATACAGTGACCCATCAACGTTGTGGTACTACTTCATTTAATATTAAGGATACCGGAAGTTTTTACGAGATTGCTAACAAATATGAATTTTTTCATGATCTGATACCCTTTAGAGTGATTAAATGATTTTTATGTAAAAATTTCTGAAAGTTGTTGCATTAAAAACAATAAACAGATATTATAAAATCATCCCATATATAGTTTAAATCTCGGCCTACACGTCCTTGGCCGGGATTTTTTGTGCTCAAAAATTTCTCGAAAAGAATTTTATTTGACCCCTTGACCGATACGATTTCGTATCATATAATGAATATAGATCAAACGATACGAAAACATATCAAAGGGAGCGAGCGAAAATGGATCGATTTATTCGGTTAGACATGAAAGGTCATTGGAAAGGTACAGAACACCAAAGCAGCATTCTTGGAATTGGAGATGAAACAGGGGATTGGGAACAAGGCGTTAGCTGCTATCCGCTTGATGACGATGACAAAGGATATGCACTCGCAGAACTACGCGACTATTGGGATAACATTGCTTCACTTCATGACATCGAAGATTACGAAGATATGCAAGTAACGATCTTCCAAGGTGAATACATCACTGATGGAAGCGACGCTGAGAACATCGCAACTTGTGAAAGAACAATCTCGGAAAAAGACGCTATACCTTTGATGAAGCAAGTGTTCGAAGCTTACGAAGACTATTTCTACGGTGACATTGAAGAACATGAATACCACGAACGTCTTGAAAAAATCGAACTATAGAAAGGATGTTAAACATGAACGCCATATATCAAGTTATGACACCATCGGAAGTTGAAACAACCTTTGAGCTTCCGACTGGTTCTGTCCGCCGCGATCTACACCGCGATAAGGATAAATGGGAAAAATTCCGCAAATCCGAAGTTCGGAAAAGTGGCAGCACATGGTTGATTATGTCCCGTGAAGCACTACGGATCTATAAAGATGACATTAAAATGATTCCAGTTAAAGTCGATTGGGATTGGGTTGTCGATCATGTTGACAATGAGATGAATGATGTATTGGAAAATGAGGTTCTGACGTTTTTAAATGACGACATAGACCGTATATATGAGTTGTATATGGACGGAGTTAAGGATGGCATTGAAGATGGGAAATATCTTACGTTTACTGAGTGGTTTTACAGATATAAAGAATCTGAGGATGAAAAAAATATATAACAATGTATATTGAAGGCGTTATTAAACAATTTTTACGAAATCGAAGGGCTAGTGGTCTCGCTGACAAAACGATCGAACTTAGTGAATATGTTATGCGAGACTTCTCCCGTTACTGTATTAACACTGGCATTATAATGGTTAATGAATTAGACGAGGCATTCATTGAAGAATATTTTGTCTATCTCAAGTACGAAAAAACAAACCAGAAACACGGTGGAAGACTTTCAGATAATACGCTTGCTAATTATTTCAAAGTAATAAGTGTATTTGCCAAGTTTATTCAAAGACGGTCGTTTTTATCATTTGATATAACCCAAGGCATCTCCGCCCCTTCTTTAAGTAACGGTATTAAACAGACTTTTAGTATGGAGCAATTAAGGTACATAATCAATAATTCAAGAGAAGATTACAGAACATTATTCCGTTTAATGTTAAACTTGGGCCTACGCATCAGTGAAGGAATATCTTTGAAACGAAGTGACATTCATTTAGATGAATGTATGATTGAAGTTTACCGAAAAAAGGTTCGTAAATATGACTTGCTACCTTTTTCCCAAGAATTAAGGGATGACTTGGCGTGTTATTTAGATAAGCAGGAACAAGAAAATTTATTCACCTTTAAAGCTGATACTGTTCGTAGATATTTAAGAAGGTTGTGTGAAGGTGCTGAAGACAAACTCGGATTCGCTTCATTAAGCATAAAGCCTCATCTATTTAGACATACATTTGCAAAGCATTGGATCATGTCAGAAGGAGATGCGTTCAGCTTGCAGAGAATGCTTGGACACTCTTCTCCCCATATGACTTCTCACTATGTAAATCTTTTTTCAACCGATTTAGCGAAAAAGCACAAAAAACATGCAATAATAATATAGCCCTGCCATCCGAGGACAGCAGGGCAAGAACCAGAAAAACCCACCAAATAAACGGTGGGCAAATCCGGGACAAATTCTTTACATTAATTTAAATATACCATTGAAAATATTTCAATTCAACTATGCAGCTTTATTCTGTTTAGTCTTCCCTTCCCGCTTGTTAAAAGCAATCTCATACAGGCCAGTAGACGACAAACCGGCAATACCCCCGCCCCATAGCCTCAATACCCAATCAATATTGGTCATAGGTGTAGCAGCATAACCAATTGCAAGACCAGTGACCAATGCAATCAGTGGCACGAAATTTTTTGGCACAGACACAGTCCTTTTGATCAATTCCGTGACAGCAGTTACGATCGGCAAAACGATTGTTGCAAACGTTAGAATTTCGTTCATGATATCTCTCCTTTTTATTTTTAAGATATTAAAAAATGACCGACAAAATCATCGGACATTTAGTTTGGTATTTTGATTTTGTCGCCTGGATGGATTGTGTACTTAGGCCCCGCAATACCATTCAAACTTGCGATATCATGCCAGTTGACATTGAATTTCGCTCCGATTTTAGACAAGTAGTCTCCAAATTGGACCGTGTATATTTCATGTGAGGCCCCACCGCCGGGCAACTGAATCTTTTGCCCGGTATGAATGACATTTGGATCATCGATACCTGGATTTAGTTCCAACAGCCTGTCCACTGACGTCCCATGATTTTGGGCAATGACCGAAAGAGCGTCACCTTGTTTAACCGTATACGTATCGCCGGACGAATGATGAGACGTATTGTGGTCACCCTTTCGCACGTCAGATGGAACAAAGATTTTTTGTCCCACATTGAGCGACTGTGGATTGACGTCAGAGTTGAGTCGTTCAAGTGTGCCATGTGCCAATCCCCACCGATTTTCTAAATCCCAATAGTTATCACCTGATCTGATCGTGTATTGATCTTTATCAGCATGAACGACCTCTGCTTTGGTCTGCCTATCACGTTCAATGACTTGTTTTTCATCTTCCCATGACTTCCACATGCCTCCGGGAGTATTCATATCAATTGGTGATATGCCGCCGATAGAACCTTTCATTGTATGTTGCCAGAGCGCCAAATCGTTGAGATCACACCCCTTTGGCTCGTCCGCATATCGTGCATACCAAACTGGATATCCGTGATCTTTATAGATCCTGTTTAGGTAGAAATACCCGCCGCTATAAAGCATGACGGGATGGCCTGTTTTTTCATGAACACGATCTAGAAATGCGCGCAAACCTTTATTCATTTCCTTGTCAGAACCGCATCGGTTTTCTTCCATGTCAAGCACATGGGGCAAAGCGAGAGGCAGGCCTTGGATGTTCTTTAAGAACCAATCAGCCTCTTTTTTAGCATCCTCTTCTGAAATGAATGCCGCATAATGATAAGCGCCCATTTCAACGCCTGCTTTATGGCCTTCTGTAGCATTTCTTTTTAGCTGGGAATCGATGAAAGCTGTTCCGTCCTCTGAACCTTGTGTCGCTTTACAAAAGGCATGGTCAACTCCATCAGACTTCATCTTTTGCCAGTCAATTTCACCTTGCCAATGGGACACATCAACGACTTTACTCATGTATAAAACCTCCTATAAATTTTAAAATTCCGGGCATATTAGCCGGTGTACTAATGAGATACCAAAGGCCCGCTGAAATCAGCGAGCCAATCACGATACGGAGCAACCATGTTGTGTTGTTATCAATTTTGTCTAGCTTCTTTTGGACGTTCTCTACATTGTTCTCAACAATGGCTAATCGAGTATTGGTTTTTCCTTGCCAGGTTTCTAAATCACTCACTCGTTTTTCCATTTTTTCTTCATCCATGCTTGTCCTCCTTTACCAATAAAAAAAGTCCTTTAAGGACTTATAAGCTAAAACTATTTACTTATTAACAATCGAACAAATGTTTGTTATTCTTAACCCTAGCTCGTCCATGACCCCCAAATTTGATGGGCGAGCTGTATGGGGCTGTGTGGGCAGCCCCTCTACTGTTGTTCTTGCGGTGTCGCTATAATGCTATCAGCTTGTTCCTGTGTAATGAAGCCGTAGTCAGCATAGTTTTGTAATTGTGTTTCGGTGACCCTTCTCTGCACCCACATACGGAGAAGAAAATCGTACATCATCTATGCGCCTCCTTTCAGAGAAACAGTGTCCATCACCGATACCATGGCACTTTCGTTATCCGAAAGACGTTGTTCAGCATTAGCAAGCTTTTGTTTCAATTCTTCATTTTCTTTTTTTAATTCTTCATTAGACGGTGGTGGGACCGGTTCATTGGCTTTTATTTCGTCAATTTCCTCTTGGGTTAAATCACTAACCCATTGTCCTCCATCCCATTTAAAAGGTTGATAAATACCATCGGGAGGTGCAATTTCAATCATATTACTTTCCAGTTCTTCACTCTCTTTTAGCATATAAGGTTTAACAAAATAACCTTCGCTATCAATGACAAATACTTGTTTACTCATCACCAATCTCTCCCAAAATAGTTAATACCATCTAAAGACATGAACCCATTGTTACCACCACTATCATAATTCACTAAAACAAGTTCAGTTGTTCCGTTGTATGGTCTTGCTTGTACTCTTGCAAATCCATTTGCTGCATGTAATATAAATTCACATTTACTGTCAATAGCATAAGGGATAGAACCAAACAAAGCTGTTGAACCATTGGCAATGAATCCAGTGACATGAATGAATCCTTCAGCATCCATCCTCCATCTTGCAAGAGAATAAGGGCTACCATAATTAACCCACCCATTATAGAGTGTCATTGAGTGCCAGCCATTAGTAGTTGTAATACTTATGTTCTTCAGTTCGCCGCCATTCATCTGTGGATAGTGAGGTATCCCCCGCATCGACATAAAAAAACTAGATTCTGGTCTGTAAATCACAGGTCTATTACCTTCAACAACCTGTACTCCGTCAACACCATACCATGTCGTTCCATCTTCTGCTAATATTTGTATCTGAACAGCATTAACACCAGCTGGAACGGTAAATGTCCCCGATATTCTGTACGTATCTTGATAAGTTCCGTTAGGGAAAGCTTTTCCCTGTATGACCCTTATAACAGAGTCGCTGGTCCTTGTATCTCCGTTATATGAAAGAACATCTACCCTTGGATGAAAGCTACCATTTGTTCGTTTTGTAGGAAAAACGGTCATTGAAAACGTATAGGTTTGACCTGTCTCTACCCATATCTTTTGATACATATAATGATTCCTGTGAACTTCAACCGACTGAAGACCAAAAGGGGAAGGACGTATTCCATCTAGTGACAGAGTCCTAAACATTTTTGGATACCCTGAGCCCTTCCAGGCCATCCATTCATCATCGCTATTTGAAAAATCAATATCAAAGTCATCATATGATGTGAAAAGATTCCCCTCTGTTTCAAGCATTTCGAAAGAATGGTCATAAACCAAATTTGTCCTAGGTGAGAGTTCGTATTCAACCCCCGAATTGCCGTGTTCCAGCAGAAAATTACCATCTTTCACCGTAACCCCTTGCCGACCGATACTGACATTGTTATTTGCGATACTAACGTTGCCGTTATCATCGACCACAAACTGACCGTCACCAACGTTCAATCCATTTAATGATTTAATGTAATCTGCTATCAACCAGTTAACGCCAAATGATGTATTAGTATCAACTATATTAGGGCCTCGGGGACCTTATGGTCCTTCCGGTCCTTGAGGTCCCTCTGGACCGGTGTTGCCTTTTGGTCCCTGAGGACCTTCGATCTTTGACCAGGTATAGTCTGATGCATTTGTTGATTCAGTCGCTGTTAGTTTGTTATGGGCTAAACCAATGAACTCTTTACCGTCAGGAAAGTTACTCATGCCATTGCCATTAGCATCATCAGCATAACGAATCCATGTATACCTTGGTTTACCATCCTCTCCAGGTGGACCCTGAATACCCTGTGGCCCCTCTGGCCCTTGGGGACCTTGCTCTCCTTTAGGTCCTTTAACTAAGGACCAAGAGTAATCACTATATGAACTTGATTCAGTTGGACTCGTCTTATTGTAGGCAATACCCATGTACTCTTTACCGCTTGGGTCATCGCTCATCCCGCTTGTTGGAGAATCAGCATACTTTATCCAAGTATAATAGGTTGTCCCGTCTTCCCCGGATGGACCCTGAATACCTTGCTCACCTTTTATTTTTGACCAATTGTAGTCAGACGGATCGTTACTTTCAGTCTGTGTTGTTTGGTTATAAGACAAGCCGATGTACGCTTTTCCGTCAGGTACATTTGCCATTCCGTTTCCTGAATTGTCATCAGCATATTTCACCCATGTAAAAAGACTTTGACCATCATCGCCAGGTGGTCCTTGAATACCTTGGGGACCTTGTTCACCCTGTGGTCCTTGTGGCCCTTCAATTTTGCTGAAAGTATAATCAGCAGGATCATCGGACTCGGTTTGGTTGAGATGATTATACGAGATACCTAGATAAGCTTTGCCGTCAGGTGAATTAGATAATCCATTACCGTTTGCGTCATCCGCATATTTAATCCATGTGTATCTTGGCTGACCGTCCTCCCCTGGTGGTCCTTGTATACCTTGATCGCCTTGTGGTCCTTCGATTTTAGCCCATGTATATTGGCTTGGGTCACTAGATTCAGTTGGATTCTTTCTATTATAAGCTAAACCAATATAGGGCTTACCATCTGGCGCATCAACCATGCCATTTCCTTGTGAGTCATCCGCGTATTTGATCCATGTATAAAGACTTTGACCATCTTCACCAGGAGGGCCAGGGACACCTTGGGGGCCACTTGGGCCTGCTTTCCACATCTGGTCTGTCTCACTCCACGTTTTCCATATGATATTTTCAGAATCGGAAGTGTCTATCCAAATCACGTTTTTGTCATTTGGTGGTGTATTTCCTTCATATTTTTCAGTTTTTCCAGAGAGTATACCCCGACTGTAGTCCAGTTGTGACTGCATTTCTTGGATGATGGCAGATTCACTCTTTTTTACTCTCACATAGTCACCGAGAACAGCTTTACCCTTGGAGGGTTCAACCAGCGATGTTGTAAGCTCCATGATCCGCGATTTCATGAGAACTTCCGGTACCATAGACAAATCTTTTACGCCGTACGTATCTCCGACGCCTATGTCCTCAACATCTAAACCGAGAAACGAAGATAATAACGCAACGTCAACCGTAAATTTTGTATTAAGACTGATTTGCTTATTGACCCATTCAAAAGATTTCCGGAAGAGTTCTCTAGGGTCTTTTATACTAGTATCTTTAAACTTACCAATTTTCCTTCCCCATTTTTGTTCAGCCGACTTGTTGATCCAGTAGTCTTGTCCAGAAGGCTTGTCTGCTATATCACCGCTATCTTTTGACAACTCAATGCCTTTGAAAGTGAGATAATTTCCATTGGTATCTGTTTTCCCTAAACCGATAACACCTGAATAGACCTCAGTTGACGAAGTCTCTTTTTTTAATCCTGTGATATTATGGGCGTATTCAAATTCTTTGCCCTCATCTTGACCGCGCTTTTCGAGCAAATCTACATATCTACCTGTAATGACATCGCCGTCAAATTCAACACGAAAACGAACCTCTAAACCAAATGCATCTTTGATCGCAAGAACTGCTTTGAGCATGGTTGGATAGTCATTGAAATTGAGTGTTTGAACACCAACCGAGGCAACGTCTCCTACTTCCCATCGCGATCCAAGAAGTACCTGAGACAACATATATTTAGGACTTTTAGCATCAAAGGTAATCGGACGGACATAATCTGCATTCAAATCATGAGCTGAACTAGCAAATGTCCTCACACGTTTTTGGTGATCCGTCTTAGACGTTTTCACTTTCTTAATGTACATTTCAAGATAATCACGGTCTGTACCAGGTATCAATATCCGTCCTTCGTTTTCAAGAAAAATACCATCCTCTAAATCGGATGGCACGGCAAAATCATATGTGGCTGATCCATTTTTCAAGAGCTGGTGTAATTGATCTCCTGATAGAATGCTCTCAATGCCAATGTCAGCTTTATATACTTCATCTTTTGAAAACACGTGAATCATAGCCATGCCTCCGGATATTCAATATCAACTTTCGCCACATCAGCCGGACTGACACCCAATTCTGTTTGTCCAGGTTTCAGTTTGAAATAGTTAGACGGAAAATACTTCAGATTACGTGCGTCTTTTCCATTTACAAATACTTTTCGTTGTCTATGATCAATCACAACTTCGTCATCTGGCTGCAGGATGTACGGCACTTGGTCATTCGAAATCGAATTGTGTTTATAAACATAAACAGCCCCATGCCACATGTCAGAGACTGTATAATCAGCGTATTTTCCAATATAGACTTCAACCTTAGCTACTTTAGACTGAAATTCACCGCCATAATCCGTCCAAGTTTCATAGTGTCGTGCGTGATGGTCACCATTTTCATCAATCTGACCAATACCCACAATCCAGCGCTTTCCATCCCTTTGTATATGAATCATTCCATCAAAGTTATTCCATATGTTTTTAGTTTCATTAATGATGAACTTCGACCCAATGCGTATATAGCCTCGATTCAGAATATAGTCTTGATGAGCATCTTTAATTCCTGCCTTTGCAACTACATTTCCTTGAGCGTCAAGAAGATATACTTCTACTCTCCCAATTTTTTTTGGATCACCGCTACTGACATTGGATAGATAGAAATCAACCTCAAAATCTTGAATTGCTTCGGACAGACTTCGCTCCAAAGCCGGACCATGCCACCCGTCACCGGTACCAAAATCACTTGCTTTGAAATGACTATCACCTGTTGTCATTGAACCTGCTATCACACCATCTTCGATATATGAACCTGTTGTCCAGTTAGTTAAGGTGGTCATTTCATCCCGAAGGATGAGTTCTTTCCCCTGGACTGCTGGTTGATCAACAGAAGCTGGTTTGCCCAGCTGGATATAATCATCCGGACTAACAATCGCAAGCAAAGGTGTTTGTTTCAAAATTGTTGCCCGAAATACGGGCTTTGTTTCAGCTGTACCTCCGTTTGTGATGACCTTACCGGCTTTCGTTGGGTTGTTTGGGTCATTGATGGTTTGGGTACGTTCTTGGCCAAATGAGTCTGGATCCGGACACAGAAAAGTAAGTGTCCCTTTTCCAAGTCGCGCCAATCTGTCTATATCTGTACTGCCATCCAAAACCGCATAATCGGTCTTGTACGATTCAGTATCAAAAATTAAAGCCCCATCCTTAATATCTTTAGGAGGGGCTAACCATGCTGCTAATCGGCGTAAACGAGTGTGGTAGTCTTGGTAATCATCAGCGACGAACCCAATTGGGACTTTAATCGGTTTAACACCGCGTTCAGATCGAACGTAATAAGCACCGGGCATCCCGGGGATTTCTGTCGTTTTTGTACTGATTGGTGGTAGGATAGATGGTTTTGTCTTTATAACAAGACCGAATTCACTTGAGTGCTGTCCTTTGTAAGTTAAACCGCTCATCAAACATCACCTTCGTTCCACGAATCAGTATATTTTTGTTCTTCCTGTTGCTCAGTGAAAAACCTAATCAATCCCTCGGCCTGATAACCACCAATTTCAAAGACAGCCCGTTGTGGAACCGGCATTTGTACCTGAACAGTTTGTGGTTGTGCTGGTTGTGCAGCAGGAGAAACACTGCCGCCACCTGTCTGTTTAGCCGTCAACGTCCCCATCTGCCGCATCTGACGCATGATTTCCATTGATTTATCGTTAGAAAAGATTTGCGTCCCGCGCGGTAAATTCATCAGCTCAGGTCCTTCTTCACCGACCCAAGTGAGACCGCCGCGCCAATTATCGGTTCCGTCAGCGTTGTTACCGGCTCCTGGCCCACCAGCTGAGTAGAATTTAATCGGCTGATAAAGAGTTTGTCTAATATTCCTTTCAATAAAACTATCGTATTCAGAAGCATCAGGATCCATATGAACCGTACTAAACATCGGTTCGTTTATGATTTGGGCAACCGTTCTGTCATATGAACTCGTATTGGCGTCAACATTAACATCTTTAGGAATGTTTTTGCCTAGCAATCTGTTGATGCCAACCACTTTTCCTCTAGCCGTGTTATATTTACTAATCTGCCTATCAATTTTATTGATTTGGGTCTGCTGTTTGGCATTAAGACTATCAACACCGCCAGCATTTTTTATGATTTGATCTCTTTCTCTTTTAAGGGCATTAATCTTCCTATTAAGCCACTTAAGGCCACGGCCGTGTTTATAGTTAATTCCGGATTGCTCGAAGGCAATTTTATTCATTCTGTTCCGGATAAGCTTAAGCTTATTTAGTTCTTTCTGTCGCTTGTCTATCTGTTCCTGGGTTTCGTCATTAGTTTTCTTCTGTTTGACCAACATATTTTGCAGAGCACTTCCGCCACGGTCTATACGCTTGTTTATTGCCGCCAACAGCTGTCTTTCACCATCAGTCAAACCGTTCTTTTTATATTGAGTGAGGTACATATCCTTGAGTTTCTGCCTATTCTTTTCTGTAGCACCGTTAATCACTGTTCTAATTTGTTTTTCAATTTTGACACCTTGGTTATATTTATTTTGATACTCGTTTATTTTTGCCTTTAGTTGACTTTCTTTCTGAACTAACTTTAAAGCTTGGGTCTCCAACTCACGCATCGTCTTCTTAGCTAATTCATCATTATATTTTTTCAGTTCTTTAGTTGTGCCAGCAATCCGATTGCCTTGCTCACTGATTTTAGTTGATGACTTAGGCAATTTTTTAACGAGATCCTTGTTTAGACCCACCATTGTATCTAGCTCTTTGTTAGATAAACCTGATTCCTTTTGAAGATCCTTCATCTTATTTTTATAAGATTTGATTTTCTGAGGATCCGTCGCTTCATTAACCTTCTCCTGCAAATCAATATAACGAGCGAATTCGTCAGACGTTAATTTGCTTTTCTTTCGGAGTTGATCAAACTGATCGATCTGGTCTTTAGTTGTCATATATGTTTTTTGCATCTTATTAGCCGTATCAAGATTCACCTTTTGAAACTCATCATAGGCTTCTTTTGCACCCACGACAGCTCCAACAAGTAAAGTTAATCCAGTGATAGCTAGACCGATTGGGTTTGCGCGCAAGAGCATCAACCCGCGCGACACTTTGACGATTGATGTTGCTAAGACACCAAAACCGGCAGCTGCACCTGCTGCTTTCAAACCAACTGCAATAACAGCAGGGTTCATGTCGCTAATGCTACGTGTCATTTCCGTGATCTCTTTGACTACATCCGTGAGCATTGGCAAAAACTCATCACCAATTTCAATACCGGCTGTTTGAAGTGAAGAAACTAACTCATCAACTTTACCTAAAAACGTATCCATACGTTCGGCCGCAACCTCAGCCGCAGACACACGTTCCATGGCATCTGCCATTTCGTTGACACCATCAGCCGCTTCCTTAAAGAATATAGCCCCTGCCCGATAGGCATCAGTACCAAACATCTCTTTAAGTGCTTTTTGCCGCTCTCTAGGATTTAAATCGTCCAACGCATCCCGGAGAACGCCAACAACACCGGAAAAGTCTTTCACGTTACCCTGTGCATCATAGAACCGGTTTCCGTTTTCTTTAGTGATGATGCCGAGTTCTTGCATTTTTTCTTTGGCTGTTTTGGTTGTAGGAGCTAGGCGCAAGAGCATAGTTCTCAGTGATGTACCAGCGTCTGATCCTTTTAGCCCATTATTAGCAAGAACAGCTAAAGCCGTTGATGTCTCCTTAAACGAGAATCCAGCATTGGCCGCCGCTGCCGATGACTGAGCCAAACCAACACGCATTTCCTGTACACTAGTAGCAGAAGCGTTCGCAGCCCCTGCAAGAATATCCGCCGCATCTGATACGGACAAATTGTCTTCTTCAAAAGCATTCAATGCTGTAGACGCAATTTCAGCGGCATCAGCTAATCTCAACTCACCAGCTGTCGCCAAATTCAACGAACCTTGCAAAGCACCACCTAGGACCTCATCCATCGACAAACCAGCTTTAACGAGTTCGCCTGCCGCCTCGACAACCTGACGCCCGCTGTACTTCGTTTGTTCTCCAAGTTCTTTAGCTTGCTTAGATAGTTGTTGTATCTGTTTATCTGTCGAACCCGTGACGGCTTGTACATTAGCAAGAGCCTGTTCAAATGTTGCCGCTTGATAGACAGCTGCACCGATGCCGACACCGGCCCCAACACCAAGGCCTATCATGGCATGACGCAGACCCTCTAGCTCATGCTCAGAATTTTTGACAGCTTTTTTAATGTCACCGGCATAACGCCCCCACAGACCACCATTTCGCTTAACCAAACCGTTTTGCTCACGCAATTCCTCGTTGACATTATCTAACTGCTTTTCAGTCTTGGCCATAGCAGCACGGGCATTATTGAGTTTTACAGATAGATTTTGAGTCTGATAGGATGTATCGCCGGTCGACTCTTTAGCTTCTTCATAAGCTTGTTCTAATGTTTTGACTTTCGCCTGGTGAATAGTTAATTGATCGGAGAGTGATTCCGATTGCGCTTCAAGATACTTAGTTCCATCGCCAAAATCTTTGAGACGTTGTTTTGCGACTGCAAATTCTGATTTTACGACGCGCATTTGACGGTTCAGCTTTTTAACACCATCGTTAAAATCATTGCTTTCCATACTGATCTTAGTGACCAGGTCACCGATAACTTCTTTGTTAGCCATTCGTCATCACCCTCCTTCCACTTGATCAATTGGAACAACTTTATCCTCTTCCTCTTCTAAACCGTTGGCTTGCTTGTGAACTTGAATCATAGCGTAAAGTTTCCGAGGCGTTGACCGCCAAAATTCATCATCAGACATGCCTAACATCACCGTTGCCATGTAGTATAGAAAATCCCAGTCCCAACCGGTTTCGCTCTCGGGGGACTGGGGATCTAATTTTTTGTATCATCAGCCTTTGGCAAAGATTGACTCAGTACTCCATTAACGCTTTTTGCAAATTCACGCATGGATCCGGGACCAAGCATTTTACCAATATCTTGAACAGTCAAATCTTCATCCTCGTGGATAAGACCTGCCCAAAGGAATAATCTAATTGCTGTCGGGCTACCATCCATAAATTCATCTAATGCTTCATCAATACCTAAACCTTGTTTCTTGTACTCTTGTTCAATAGCTGCATATGCGTTCATATCTAAAATAAAGTTTCGTTCTTCATCTAAAACCAGTTTAAAAGGCTTTGGTTCTTTGATATTCATCCGATCAGACATGTATTAGCCTCCTTATTAAAAAAGAGAGGGGCAATAACCCTCTCTTTAAGCTGTTGTGAAGTTTGTAATTTCAGTGATCGCTAAATTGTTCCCAGCTAAATCGCGAACATTTTTAGACGCAACCGCTGTATAGTCGGTTGTTGAGGCCAATGCCGAATCAGGTGTAAATGTAACTGTCGTTTGATCGCCGCTTTGTGTTAGCTTACCTGAAACAATTTCCGAAGCGTTCATGACATAGAAGTTGCCATCGTGCACATCTTCTTTACGAATTGCTTCATCAAATGTCCACACAATGTCGACTGATGTCTCAACAGATGAAGCGCCATCTGGTGCAACGGACACAGTTGGTGCTGTTGTATCTTTATTCTGGTTATATACACCATCAAAGAATTGTTCAACACCAACGAATCCTGGACGATCTTCATCACCCGTAATTTCCATCGCGTTATCAAACTCCCGATTGACAAAGGTTCCAGTAACGGTCGGGGATTGGAAAGCCGGGGAATCTTCTTTTGTTTGGTAAGATTCTTCAGGAAGTCGGAATTTACCCTTATAAAACCATTTGACTCGATATTTACCGTTGGATTTCAATGATTTAAATCCGAAGGCCGCATAAGGTGCATTATCAGATGACTTTCCTAATACAGTTCCATCAGAACCAATCGTTTTCCCTAACAGGTCGGATTGTGCTTCAAATGGCAAATCAGCCGCGTTAATTTCAAGTTCTGACGCGCCAATGGCTGTCGCTGTCTCATACGGGCCATCGTCAGCATATAACGTTTCACTGTTTGTAGCTGGTGTATATGTTGCACTAATGGCTCCTGGTATGGACTTGACCTCGCCGTAAGCAACACCATTTTTATCATCTTGATTGAGGATGGCATAAACCATACCTCTTAAACCAATACGTGCCATTTAATTGACCTCCTTATATTGTATAAATCGCATCGGGACGTGAATAACGCCCGTGTCCTGTTCGTATAGCGTCGGCCCCGTTGAATCACAAAAGAAGCCGATGCTTAGCATCGACTTATAAACTGCATCCTTAATTTTTTTGGGGTTGGGGTTTTCCTTATCAAGCCAAATATCGACTTGAAACATAATCCTCGCCGTTTTTGGCTCATCATCAGCATACCGATCGTCCGTATTATCCATCTCGAAAAACGTGATCCTAGGAAACAAGGTATTATCGGGCGTAAATAGATTAAAAACAGCAGGACCGCCATAACAATTAGCTAATTCAGCGTTTAAAACTGAATTATTAATCATCACATTTAACACATCATCAGAAAGATTGATCATAAGCCCAGCCCTTTCTTCATGACAGCAGCTTGAGCTTCATAAATTTCATCTGTTTTAGATTGATACGAAGGCGTCATGTAATCATGTGGCCTCATCTTAGAAGTACCGTAGACAAGAAAATAGGACCGCCATGCAACCTCTTTATCAGGACCCACTTCAATGTGTTTCCCACCAAAATCGTCTTTTTTAACTCGTCCTAGAACAATGTGATCTTCTGTATGAGCATGATCCTTGTTTGATCGTTTGACCCTTTCGCTCATTTCTTCAGACAAAACCTGTCCAGATGCACGCAATGCTTTATTCTGTAGACGATTGCCTTTTTGACCCATTTCAGCAAGTTTGCGCTGCATTTGTTTTGATCCCAATAGATCCATATCAGCCACCTTGAACCACCGCCTCAGTCATCAAGACCAATTCTTTTTTGAGACCTGTTTCGTCGATCACTGACTTGATATCATACGATACATCACCTTCACGAATTCGCATACCGGGTGTGACATCGTTTCGATACCGAATATGCCATTTTACGGTCTGTTCAGCATTGACACTCGCAGCGGCAAAATATTCTCGACCGCTGACGCCTTGTTTTTGCGCCCAAATTGACTTTGTATCAACCCACTTTTCGGTTATAATACCGTCATTATCTCGGACCGGTTTAAATTCCTGAAGAACAATTCGATATTTTAAGTCTCCTGGATTCATGTTGAATCACTAGCCGGGGCATCGGCTTTCAACTGCAGCATGATTGTTTGCAATGAAAAATCAAGCGCACTCGATGTGCTGCCGACCACAACGGGCACCCTATTCTCGTACATATTAGAGATAAGCAGCTTTTGAGCTTGATTATAAAGTTCGGGAGCAGACGCATCACTGCACCCTGCTCCCTTTAAAAATTGATCAGACGCTTTAATACAATCATTGATCAAATTATCATCTTCATTAAAATCAATACGTAAAAAACCCTTAACATCCTCTAATTCAACCATTATGAACCACTCGCAGCTGTCGTAATATCTAAGGCAGCACTCAGATCAGATTCTAATCCGTTGGCACCAACTGCCTTGACTTGATACGAATACGTTGTAGATGCCGTCAAGCCGCTATCTGCAAATTGTGTCCCGGATCTTGTACCGATGTTCTCACCATCTCTATAAACATCATAATGGTCGGCGTACTCAACGGGATCCCAGGTTAATTTTAAGGACGTATCCGTAACATCACTTGAAGCTAGCCCAGATGGTGCTTCTAGGCTGTTGACTTTTTTGCAATACGAAATGCCGATTTAAGTTTAATTTTGTGATCAAACCAAGCTGTTAAGACGAACAATTCAACGCCAGTCTTAACATCTTTATCACGGTCATAAATCAAGTTCGGATCATAGTTAAAGTGTGAATATTGGAAATCACCCACGATAGGATCAACAGCAGAATCAGAGAATTCAACGGGTTTACCTAATACTTGTTCAGGCTGAGCGTTGTAAAGCGTAGAGCTACCGTTTGCCAACGACTCAATGATATCCATATAGTCTACATAGCGCATGACAATCCGGGCATTGTCGCGATAATCTTCATGCAAATCTGCAATAGCCGCTTTGATCGCTTTGTATTTAGTCGTTCCTGTCACTTCGTTGATACCGACACCGTAGAAAGACAGTGTTTCTTCACCGGTTGCCGGTGTACCAGCAAAGGCTACTTTTTTCTCTTTTGCAGCTAGACCGCTTTGAAGACCTTGGTCGACTGTTTGGACTAAGTTCGTATCTGTGGCAGCCAAAATAGTTTCTGAAAGAGGAACGAAAACCTTGAATTTATTGCGACCAAATTGAACGACATCGCCCTCCGCCTTCATTTCTTTGGCTGTTTGAGTATCATCAATAAAGCTATCGTCATCCAACGTGAAAGTGATTTTTGGCACTTCAAGATTGGTAACTTGGGTAAAAGTCGATACTTGACGCAACGGATTTTTCACAAAAGGCTCATGTAGTAACTCAGTTGTCATGGTAGACGGAAGGATTTTCTCTCCCCCTGTTGAATTACCATCACCAAGTGCCGCTCTAGCTTCATCCGATATAGCCTGATTTTTCATCGTGGCCCGAATCAATTCAGCTTTGGCCGCTGTAACTTTTGCCTTAGGATCATCTGTTTTAAGAACCGGATTCTTGTCCTGATCAGCTTGGAATTTTGCCTTCTGTTCGGCTTCAACGGCATCGTGTTGTTCTTTGATCACATCAAAGCGCATTTTCAAATCATCACGGGATTTTTGCAGAGCTTGAATGTCCTCAGTCGATTTGTTTGTGTCAATGGCCGCTGCCGCTAGATCGTTTTCTGTCTTTTGTAACTGTTGCCCAACCGTTGTCATGTTTTGCTTAAGTTCAAATAGAGTCTTATCCGCAAAATACTGAATATCCAACTTTAATAGATTTTTACCTTGTATTGCTTTAAACAGCTCTTTACTTTTCGTCATCTATATTCCTCCTAAAATATTATCAAGATAGGCTGAGTTAGCTTTTGCCTCATTAGCGATGCGTTCTCGTTCGGCCATTTCCTCACCAGAAACGGGCGAATTTCCCTGTTTCTGAAGTTTTTCTGGAACATTTTTATACTTTTGTATCAGATCATCACTGATCGAAGCCGCCATTTGATTGGCTTCTTCCACAACGTCACACAGACCAAATTCATAAGCTTCATTAGCCGATAACCATGTTTCAGCGTCTAGCATTTCTTGAAGCTTTTCCTCTGTTAATTTATCACCTGTCTTGTCCAGATAAGACTGTTTAACAGAGTTACCAATGCGGTCTAAATCATCAGCCGCTTTTCGCAAGTCAGCAGCATTTCCAATAGCAAGACGCCACGGATTATGGATCATCATCATAGAATTATTAGGCATAAAAATAGTGTCACCCGCCATAGCGATGACACTTGCAATGGAAGCAGCTAATGCATCCACATGAACATTAATTTTTGCTTGATGTCGCTGTAACATATTATAAATAGTAACCCCTTCAAAAACATTTCCGCCGGGAGAATTGATATAGAGATTGATATTGTTAACCTCTCCTAAAGCTTCCAAATCATCTTTAAAGGTTGTTGCAGTCACATCTTCCTCGATAATCTGATATTTTTCAATGTCACCATAGATATAAATGTCTGCTGAATTAGACCCATCAGTTGCCATATTCATGTCCCAGAATTTCTTCTGTCTATCCGGCACTATCAATCACCTCCTTCCGATGGAGTATTATGTCTATTTTGTCTATTCCGTTGTTCGATAGGCGTATCAATTGGGTACAAGTCACCGCTAACGTGCAATTTTGATGCATTACCACCCACTGGAGGTTCATCTTCTTTTCGCCTCACATCATCTTGGGACAACCAACCGCTCCGAATTGCTTTTGTATAATACTCAGCCCGGGCCGCCATGTCAGCGCGCAATAAAGCCTTATCATTGAATTTAAAGTAATACCCCTGTGAACGTAAGCCTGGGGTAAGTAATTTTCGATTAAATTCCTGCTCATACTGCCGAACAATGGGCATAAGAGTTAACTGAACAAACATCCGCATAAGCTGTTCGTTGCTAGAATAACTTTGACCCTCGGTATCATTGAGCATGGTGACCGGGACATTAAAAACATTAGCCACACGAGCACGGGTAATTCTTTCAGATGTAAAAATGTCAGCTGCAACAAATTTTTGTTCGATTTTTTCAATTTCTACACCCGGTTCTTGAAAGAGAACTCCGCCATTATCTTTATAAAATCGCTTGAAATCATCGATGACACGTTGTCGCTTTTCTGTATCTAGATTAGCACCGTATTTCAAGATAAATGAGTTACGCGCACCTTGCATTTCTTTCAAACTAAATTCCCGGACGGCTTTGTCAAATTCACTCGTATTCGAAAGCACTTTAACCGGATTGATCCCTTTCAAACTACCAGGGCCAAAAATGTGTTTAACATGAAGGATGTCCATATTATGAATATAGTAAGTACCGTTTGCGCCATTTACTCGGTACCACAGCTCTTGACCATCGACATCAAAAATAGGTTCGACATAAGCTGGATCAAGTGGCGTTATACGAACAACCGTCATGCGAATATCGCGTTCAATCAAAGCATACCCATTCCCTGTTGAATTCCTCGAAGTCTCCATCATTCGCATAAACTCAAACGATGACATATTGGGGTTTGGGCTATTAATTAATGTGTCAGCTGAATCAGTCATCACAGCATCATAATTTTTGTGAAGCTTCAAAGGTAACATGGCCATACTATTTGAAAGACGAGTAATAACACTAAAAATCGTTTCATTTGTTGCCAAAGTTGAATTATCAACGCCCCAAAAATTCCGGCCAAACCAGCTTGAGAAATCAAATCCTTGACCTTTCCAAGCCGAGACCGCCCCGTAAAAAGCCATTTTCAGCTTTAAAAACCATCGCAAGCCATCACCACCTTTCAAGGAAAATTAACGTGTTCATTAACGTTATTCATTACGGGCAATAGATGCATTAGCCCACATAACCGCTTCTTCTAATTTAGTCATAGCTAGTGATTTTTCCCTAGAATCCGGGCAAAGGGTATCAATCTGATAGGCAGTATGTTTAAAATTTGTCCGCAACGTTTGATATTTCACAATCTGTTCATCATCCGGTTTATGGTACGTGAAAGTATTTTCGATCCATTCATTCATATTCTCTACTCCTTCTTAAGAAAGCAAATCACTCATAGACATAACACCAATATTCCCATCACCTTGTGGTACGACCAATTGCTCCATTACTTGAGAATGAGCGTTTAACAATGCAGCGAACCCATCAATCTTACGGTAACGATTTTGTTTGGTCGGCATCCAATTTCCGTTTCGATCTTCAACCAACTTCACATTATTGATGTACCATCGGAGCAATTTGTTTTTATTTGAAATAACTTTGCCATCCAAAAAAAGTTCTTTTATATCCTTCAATGCCGGACTTAGTGTCTTATAACCTTGCCGTACTAGTTCCATTTCAAAACCATTGCTTTCCAAATCCTTAACCAAACGGAACGCATTGGCCGGATCATAAGTGATTTTATCAATTTGATATTTTTGTGATTGTTCAATGAACCAGTCATAGACCTGAGTGTAATCGACATATTCACCGTCGCATATGGTCAAAAGCCCTTCTTTAGCGTATTCCATATAAGGAATTTTTTCGTTATCAGTCATGACCTTCTTTCTCGGAATCCATGAATGGGACAAAACAAAAACCTCTCCTGTATCCAGCAGAGGGAATTCAAGACATGCGCTTGTGAAGTCTTCGGTTGTCGAAAGATCAAAACCACCAACACAAGGCATACCATCAAGTGATGTGATATCTAACTGTTTTTCATTTCTTTTAATCACTTCATAATCAAGAAACGATTGCTCTGATGTGTCAGCAAAAATATTAAACTGCTTAGTAATGAAATCCGCGCGTTCCTGCGGTGTCCGCTTTTCCTTTTCCCAATCCTCTTTCAGGGTTTCAAGATCTAACGATAACCCCATATTCGGATTAGCTTTAACCCACATTTCCGGCTTTTCAAATTCATCTTCACTATCAAGCTCAGCTAAGAAATAAAACGTCCGTTCATCTTCAATTACACCATCTAAAACATCGGATCCATCTTCATAATATTTAACGAGTGGACCATCCAACTGATAACCAGCTGTCGTAATATATAAAATCAATGGTTGCTTACGGGATCCACGGGATTTTTTGATAATATTAATCAATTTATAGTCTTTGAATTCATGGATTTCATCAAAAACGCCCAGATGAGTGTTTAAACCATCCAGCTTTTCACTGTCAGATGCCCTGGCTTCGATTTTAGAGAAGTTCTTCTCATATTTAATTTCATATTGCAAAGGTCGATACTGTTTACGCAATGACGGTGACTTCTTAACCATCGCCTTGGCTTCCTCAAAAATGATACTAGCTTGCTGCTTAGAGTTAGCCAAAAGATAAATATCGGCCCCATTTTCACCATCTTTGGATACTGCAAAGTTAGATAATCCGGATATCATCGTTGATTTTCCGTTTTTTCGGCCAATAAAAATAAGACCCTCACGAAAGCGCCTTATCCCGGTATCCTTATGAACCCACCCATAAAGTGATCCAATGATGAAATGTTGCCAAGCTTGAAGGATGAGTTGATCATAGTCCCCTTTTGACGGTTTACAGTATTTTTCCATAAAACGAATCGGGCGATGACCTTTTTCTTCATCAAAAACCCAAGGGAAATCCTCGGTTCCTTGCCTTTTTAAGTCTTTCAAATGCCGTTTTGCCGCCAAAATATTCTTTTTACTGGCTAAAATGTTCCCTTTGACAACTTGCTCAGCATACCAATTGACAAGTAGATGCGACGATGGTTTAGCAAGTATTTTAATGATTCCGGTTGACTTAGAATTGGTCGAAGTCGTCGTCATCGTCGTTCACTACTTTCTTCCGTTGGGCAGCAGTCAAACCGAGCGACTTTAAAAGATTATTCAATGTCTGAACGGTCTTTGTTAACTCAATTGAAAGGGGGTTTTTGACGATATTGGTTGCTCCAGCCTTATTTGTATACTCATAAAGCAGGTCATTTTTCTTGATTTCTGATTGTAAACGCCTATAAAACCGATGAGTTTCAACATATAATTTGATCAATTCTTCATCTGATTCTTGGTACGAATCACCAAGATATTCGCGAATTTTCTTCTCTGTCGGCACACCCACATAAATCCCCCTTTCCTCTAATTTACATTTACCCCCCTTTCATGAAAATTTCTTCAGCGCTATAAACGAAGGAGGGCCGCCGGTCTACATGGAAAAAGATTTCCAAAATTTTAGTGAGGGGGGCTACGTCATTTCCCTATTGGCACAGCTTCTAACCACTTTCAGCTTGTTACGTTTCGGTTTTCCTTTATCCCCTTGTCTTCGACCCTTCTCCGGATGTTCTTTGTTATGACAAGTCGGACAGATGGACTCAAGGTTATGATAATCCAACGCAAGGTCAGGTCTATCTTCTAATGATTCGATGTGGTGTACTGTATTAGCAGGCGTAAGCTTGCCATCTTTGATGCACACCTGACATAGATAATGATCTCGGGTTAGGACATAGGTTCGGCACTTAGCCCACGCTTTTGATTTATAGAATGATTTATTTGGCATTGGTGATTACTCCACGATCGGCTTAAGTTTGCCAGTACATTTTTGACATTCGTTATCAAAGACGACGCAATTTTCATTGCTTTCGCATTCATTCTTTTCTGGTTCCGTACCGCATTCAGCGCATATAAACTTAATGTTCATAAGCATCATCACCTCGTAATCATTCACTGATAAACTCACCATCTCCATTTATCACTATAATTCTCTTAGACTTACCAACGTTCATCCAGAAAACATACAAGCCGTCATACTCACAAATAAACTCAACATCTAAGTTGATGCTTATATACCCAGCGCTCAATGAACATCACCTCAAAGTCAAATAGCGTGTACCGCCTGATTAAACTCTTTTCTAACCAATTCAATTAAATCATCATGTGTCTTATCCTTATACTCATCTGGACCCATAACCAATGTTCCGTCTACAGAATTACCAGCAAGGCTGACCGTATAACGGATTTCCACGCCAGTCATTGAAGACTGTTCAGGTACATGACTTTGATCAGTGTAGAGTTCGGCATATTCAAAACTGATATCATCGATACGAATCATCTAATCACCTCTTTTTAACCAAATAAAAAAGCACCCTGTTAAGGATGCTTTTTATTTCGTTTTATTCTCTGGTAGTTTCCTGCACTATAGCAAAGGGTACACTATGATTCTAATATGTTTGACCTTTTTTACTCTTCATTTTCTTGTTTTCGAACTAAATACAATCCTGTTCCGATTAATTTGGTTTTCAATTTGATGTTTTTATTATGTCTAAAAAAAGTTATATCACAGTTAGAAACTATACATTCCCCACTTTTGGTAACAAAAATCTTATAATTGAAAAGCAACAATAAAGGGTTGATATATATCATATTATTCTTCACATATATAAACATGATAAGCAAAAATAAACTTAGGTTAGTTATTAGGCTTGAGTTATCGTTAATATCGATTGACAACAAAGGTACTAAATAGGTTGCGATGTAACTAATTAAATCGTTATTATTTATTGAAACCTCTGAGAAAAAACGCTTTGTTGTTAATTTTGAATTAAGGATAAACAATAGGGCTAATAGCGAAAATACTAAAAATGATAACAATGTTAAAAAATATATTTTTTCTTTTAACACATAATTTCCTGCTAATATGGCCTTATAATTACTAAGCAATAATATTACATACAATGGCGAAAAAGATGAAATAAATAGAAGCACCCTTACTATCAATGTAGGCATTATTACTTCCTTCTTTCATTAAGCATCCTCATCAATTCTATCCTCTTGTCCTAAATAACTTTTATAAAAAGAATCCCTTATAAGTTGGGAAATAGGAATGAGTTGATCTTTATTGTTATAATTTATTTTATGATTCGAAGTATCTAAATCTAATTGAAGTTTAAACTTTTTATTAACTGTAACTATTTCCTCAAAGTTTTGCAAACATCTTTCCGCACGATCAATGTCAGCATTTAGTTTAGCAAAAGCTCTTACTATCCTGTAATCATTTAAACTGTCTTTTCTAAAATCATCAAAATTATTGATTTTATCAACATTTTTTACAACCCCTAATGTTTCTTTTGCTTTTTGTTTATAAACCCCTCTTAGAGAAAACACTTGTTCTAATGCATAATGTCTAATCACTAAGATTTCACTTTGGAAATAAATTAAATCTATATCGCCATCTATACCTATTAAATTTTCTGAAATTTGATGAAAGGTATTATCAGAAACAAATCCAGTCAATCCATACTTTAGTTTATTAAATTTAACCAGCTTTCTAAAAATGATCATCTCTTCCAAACCGTCTTCGGTGTTTATATCAAATTTGATGCTGTAATAGCTTAATTTATCCATTTGTTCTTGTATTTTCTTTTTCTTTGTTTTTTCGTCTTCGTAATAGCTATCGAAAACCTCTTGCAAATGACCCAAATCCGATAAGTTAGCTAACTCAAGATAATCCTGATAGTATCCTATCGGGCTATATGTTTTTTGTGGTTTTTCCTTATTATCGTTTAATGCTTGTAAAGTTATATCTTTGATTTGTTCTTTTACGTCATCCCCAATATCTACATAGAATGTGTGATATATTGGAGTGGATGTTTTTTTTGTAAAAAAAAGCCGAATATTAAGATCATCATATGAACTATCTTTTATTATGGTTTCTAATTTTTGGATATCCATAAAAATCCCCCTTTGTCGACATGTATTTCGACAAAAAAAGAGGAAAGTCCTGCTACTTATGACATAAATGATTGTTACCGTGATGAGTGTCTATTGATGGACGCGATCTGTCGATGGAATTGAACCACCATCTGATCAATCGTCCGCTTCTACCAATTAAGCTACACAGACCATAATAAAAAGACGCGCCCATAATGGACACGTTCCTAATGACTTTTTATCTATTAACATCGTATCACCTTATATCCGGAACAACCTGCCAACTTTTTGCCATAATCCTGCCGTTTTTTTGCCATTACTTACTTTCGTATTTTTTCATCTGAAAAATCTTGAATAACTTCACTTTTTTTCATAATATCCCAATTAGATAACTTTTTCTCTTCTAAAATATTTGCGCCGTCCTTTAACCACGAAATAGGTTCTTCGTTTGGTTTTGTCGGATTCACCCATATTAAAAGTCTGAGATATTCCGATTTATGTGAAATAGAATAAAAATGATCCCTAACTTTTTCATCACAAGAAACAACAATTTGATCAGTAACTAACGCCGCCTCGATTAAATGTACATCTTTAAGCATGGGGCCTACTCTAGATCTATCTTTTGTTTCTCCGATTACATTTCTTAAATTATGTACCCCCCTAACGTTGTTTATATACTTTACTTTCCTTCTTCTTTTAAAAGCTCCCAACAATTTTAAAGAGAATTTAGAAGCTCGTTTACGCCATTCACTTTCAATTTCATCGGACATGACTAAGGAATTTGGTGAGTTAAATAGTTCTAACAAGAATTCCCTACACATTGATGAAATTGGATGAATTTTTTTAGATGCTGAAAAAGAAACTGAAGTATCTACTACAAGATTTTTTCCTGATTCCATATTAAAATCCACCATTTCTACTATTTGTTGTTGCATCTAAATAATGAGCTTCTGCAGATAACTCTACGTCATCAAAGTCAACAGGCCATTCTCCAAATGTACCATTCTCATCTAGATCAGAACTTATCACTTCAGTTGCACCATCTGAAGAACTTTTTCTAAACCAATGGAGTTTTACCTTATTGTGACTTAAATTATTATTAGCAGCTATTGTTTGAATTCCTCTTAATAATATCGAACTATGAGTTTCAACAACTACAATAACTCCTCGAGCGGAAGCTTTCGCTAATAATTTTGCAAAGAAATATTGAGCTCTTGGATGTAAATGAATTTCAGGTTGTTCAATGTAAACCATTTGACCAGGCTTTGCGAAAATTAGTGCTACTACCACAGGTAATGTTTGTGAAACACCTAAACCAACATCGGCAATGTTAATTAGGTCATCGTTCTCATTTACTCCCTCAATATTTCTTCCAACATTCAAAGAAACTTGAGTATCGTTTATCTTCTTAGCTTTGATTCTATTGGTCAATCCAATAGACTTTAAATCATTTTCAAGTTCAGAGAGTTTATCTTCTTCGTTGTTCTGCCATTGAGTGATTATACTAGCAACATATTTTTCAAAAGTACCAGGCAAAAATAATTCCTCATAATCTGAATCTACGGCAGTTGTAGGATAATTACGTTCAGGATTCCCTCTCAGTCCTGGGAGATGAATTATTTTTCGAATTTCCCTCTCAAAGGAATTTATAGGAAAATCAGTTAAAAACCGATCTTCACCTAAGGTTATAACACCTTTTAGAAAACACCTATTTCTTTTAACAATAACATCGTAATCGCTGTCTTCCAGTCTGTTGACGATATCGATAAGGTATTCTGGTATAAAGTCGAAAAGCTCTTCCCCTTTCATCTTAGAATGTAATGTAAATGAATCAATAGTGTCATTTTGACCTGAAAAATTATACACATTATATTCAACCTTATCTACTATAAATCCGGTTTTCCCTTTTTTGAAAAATACTTTACAAGACTCATCTGAGCCAAGTTTAAACCCAACAGAAAAATATGTTAGATTATTTGCTCTTGGATTCTTAAATAGTAATTGATCGTTAGAAGTAAATCTTACATTAGGTCCATTTAACAGCAATGCTCCAGGATCAAAACTCTCTTCTAATGTTTGCTTCATTAATAGCAAAGGTTGAATAAAGCTGGATTTCCCTGAACTATTGGTTCCCGCCATTACTGTCAAAGGCTTAATCTCAATATCAGTTTCTTTATCAATTGATTTATAACCTTCTACTGATATTTCTTTTATTCCATCAAACACTGCCTGTCTTCTTCGCCTTCTTTTATTCACAATTATCCCCCCTAAATACTTAATTTCTACAAAAAAAACAAATCACCTTCACGATTACCCATATCTTATATTTTGTGTAATTCCCCTATTTACCAAATCGCCTGTCACACACGAATCCAAACACATTCAAAAAATGAATTACACACACACTTTATTACGGTTAATTAAAAGTGTATGTTTAGAATAAGTAACCAAAAAATTTACATAAGTATAAAAGGTTTTTGAACTTTTTTGTCGAAATTTGCATATTAGCTTAATTTTAATTTAATATGTGTACAAATTTGAGGTGTTTGACATGTCGCCTAAAAGAAGAAAACTTACCCCCAATGAAAATGCTATCCTCCTATCTGAGGTTGAAAATATGTGCCCATTATGTACGAAATCCCTTATGTATGAAAAAAACGGAAAAACAAATAAAATATTTGAAGCTGCACACATCTTCCCTTTAAATCCGACTTCTCATGAGGCCCAGTTATTAAGTGATGAAGAAAAACTTAATGAAGATGTTAATCATGTAGATAACTTTATTGCTCTGTGCCGAGACTGTCATAAAAAATTTGATAATCCCAGGACTGAAGAGGAATATCGGAAGTTAGTTAAAATTAAAAAGTCTCTAATAAAGAGGACTCAAACAAGAGAAAATTATTTTAATTATGGAATTGAAACGGAGATAAAAGAAATATTAATGACTTTGGTTGAGGATGAAGTCGAATCTAAAAGCATTCCTTTAAGTATGAATGCTTTAAGACTTGAGGATAAAGCAAATAAGACTTTAACAGTTCTAACAAAAAGAAGAATACGTGGAGAGATTACTGATTATTATCTATATATACAGAAGCAATTCAGACTTCTAAATAAACAATATCCAAACTCCTTCGATATGATTTTGTCTCAAGTCAAAACTTTTTATTTAAAATTAAGAAAAACCGAAAGTTCACAAGAGGAAATTTTTAATCGAATGACAGAATGGTTATCAAAAAAAACAGAGAATAGCAATATAAATGCGTGCAGTATTATTATTTCGTTTTTCATTCAAAACTGTGAGGTGTTTTAGTGTTAGTTCCAAACAAAGCGATGAGTTTTAAGGAGTCTGTTATAGGTAAAGTGCCTATAATTCTTAATTTAATAAAAGATGAGGATTTATCTATTCATGAATTGTTTATAAAGACGCAAGGTCACTTTGAAGCAATAGATGAATTTATATACTCACTAGATGTATTATATTTGCTTAACTCGATTGAAGTTGACTTTAATAAAGGAGTAGTAAAATATGTTAATAGAGATTAGATGTGAAATATTTCGAGAGAAAGTGATAACCTTTAACAAAGGACTTAACGTCATTTTAGGAGATAATTCTGGATCAAACTCCATTGGAAAATCTACACTATTAATGATATTAGATTTTATCTTTGGAGGTGACACATATATAACTCATAATAAAGATGTAATTTCTAAATTAGGTCATCATGAATTCTTATATACTTTTAAGTTTAACAATAATGAGTTTTATTTTATTCGTGGAACAAAGGACCCTAAAATTATTTACAAATGTGATGAAAAATTTAACATACAGGATAGCATGGAATTAAACTCGTACAAAAAATTTCTAAAAGATAATTATAAACTACAATCCAAGGATTTAAAATTTAGAGAGGCAGTTAGTCTATTCTCTAGAGTTTGGGGTAAAAAAAATTATGATGTTAAAAGACCTTTGCATAATCATCACGCTGAAAAAAATGTAGTAACAATAACAAGGTTGATCAAGTTATTTAATCAATACTATAGAATAGTTCAAGAAGATGAAGAGCTCAAACAGTTAACCGAATCAAAGAAAGTCTTAAATAATGCAGGAAAATTTGATTATGTTCCAAAAATAAATAAGAAGAAATACGATCAAAACTTAAAAGAGATACACAATCTTAAAAATGAGATAGAAAAGTTGAGCAAAAGTTTTTTTAGTCCTTCTATACAAATATCTGATATTATTTCCGAGGAACTATTAGAGCTAAGGAAACAAAAAAATGTTTTAACTGAAGAAAGGGATTATTTTAAGTCCAGATATAATAGGACCGACAAAAATATTATACGTTCTACAGAAGTTGGTTTTGAAACCCTCTTGGAATTTTTTCCGGATGTAAATTTAGAAAAACTTAAGTCCATTGAAGAATTTCATGACGGAATAAGTACAATTTTGGATAATGAATTAAAACAAGTAAGGAAGGAATTAAAAAGAAATATAGAAGTGTTAAACAAAGAAATAGATGATATAAATCAAAAAATGGAAAGACTATTAAGTCCCAATGAACAACATACTATTTATACGGATAACTTAATAGAGTATACCTCAAAATTAGAAGAGCTTCAAAGAGAAAATAGATATTATGAGGACTTTAAAACATTAAATGATAATGTAGCATCTAAGACAAAATCCTTAAGTAAAATGAAGGAAGAGATTGTCGATAATATTAATGTAAAAATAAATGCTAAGTTGAGTGAAATAAACGATTTAATTCATGATGATAAAAGATCAGCGCCTAAAATTAAGTTAACTAATAAAAATTATAACTATGAGTATTCGGAAAATACAGGTACAGGAAAAGCCTACACTAATCTTATTATTTTTGATTTAGCCATGTTTAATTTAACAAAAATACCTTTTTTAATTCATGACTCTTTCTTATTTAAAAATATTGAAAAGTCAGCAGTAGAAAATCTTATTTACTATTACAATAAATTTCATAAACAAGCTTTCATATCTATTGATGTAATAAATATTTATGAGAAAGAGGTTCAAAAAATACTCAATAACAAAAGCGTAATTAATCTTTCAACAGATAAACTATTGTTTACCAAAGATTGGCGTGATGAGTCTAAAGATGAGTAAGGTTTAGATCTATTTTGAATGGGCTATCTCCGGAAAGGCGCTTCTCTTTTTAAGATAGCGCCTCTTTTATTCCACAAAAAATCCCGCCTATTATAATTGCGTATTAAATCCTAAATTTCGACAATGCTTTGTCCATGACATCTTGGTTAACTCCTATGTAGCGAAGTGTTATGTCCGGTGATGAATGGTTAAACAGTTCCTGGAGCAAAGCCACGTCTTTGTACTTTTGATAAAAATGATAGCCAAACGTCTTTCGCATGGTGTGCGTCCCGATATCCACTAAATTGTAGGCATCAGCAGCGTCTCTTAGAATCTTGTATGTCATGCTTCGGCCAATGGGTTTGTTATCACCGATACGACTCTTAAAAATATACTCATGATCGTCTTTATCTTCAATATATCCCTTAATCTCACGTTTTAAGGTTGGCGTGATTCGTATCATTTTTTGTTTCTTAGTCTTACCTTCTCTAATCCGCAGATGAGTGCCTTTGACATCACCAACCTTGATAGTGAGAATGTCCGAAACCCTAAGCCCGGTATTAATGCCAAGAACAAACAGAAGATAATTCCTGTCACTCCGTGATTTCAAATAATGCTTAACAGCTTCGATCTTATCCGGATCCCTAATTGGCTGGACGAAATTCATTGAGAAGTCACCGTCTTTTCTTTATAAACCTCAATTTTAAGCATGAAAGCTAATTTATAAAAGGCACGGGACTTCACCCTATAATACTTCCGTTCACTCATGCCGATCTCATTGTAAACTTCATAATCAAAAGCATCATCGCTCATGTAACGTTTAATAATAATCGACCGTTCAAAGTAACTGAGTCGGTTGACTGCCTTCTGTATCTTTTTGATATGTTGTTGACGGATCCGTTCTTGATCAATATTGTGAATAGCCGCCTCTTCCGTTTCAGAATGATTCACATTGGTATTGCTCGGAGGAACTAATGAGAACTGTTGTGTGACACTTGGAATCTTTTCTTCTGGTACCGTGAACAAAAACATTTGATACTTCTCCAACGCTTCTTCGACAGCCTTCCTTGTTGCGAAACGATCTATTTCCGGTAATTTGAATGATAACTGATTCACTGAATGTCCCCCTTGTGTTATACTCAAACTACCATGTACTAATTTATTGGATAGCCCGGAGTTTATCCGGGCCTTTGTTATGTCCGAAAAATCGTAATCAACCAAAATACAGAGACAACAATAAACAAAAACTTGTATCCCATTTTTTCGACCTTGATATCTTCTAATTTTTCTTTTAGCTTTTCATTCTCGTCCCGGAGTTTGACTGACTGCTGAGCATGATACACGTTAGCTAATTTGGTATATTCACTTTCTTTCACCGCCCTACCCCCTTACGCATTTCTTCTTTTGTCCGTTCCAAAATGGCAGTGTGAATCTTTTCTTGGGTTTTAGGACCAATGCCATCAATGTTATTCATCGCTTCCTCAGTAAGCTTCCATGTTTCCTCGCAACCACGAATGAAACCTTGAGTGAATGCCTTATCTAATTTCTTTTTCTGACTCACCCAATCACTTCCTCGCTATGGTCACCAAGATGCTGTTTGTAAACGCCTAACAACTTTTGATCGTCATATTTGTTCCAATACTCAGCAACTGTGCCGGTCATTAAAAATAGCCATGCAGTAATTGTTTCACGTTCAGATTGAGTCATGATTTTCCCCTCCTAGCTTCGCAGTATTCCAGCGCTTTCCGTTCTTTCCTAGTCAAATACTCATCAGCAACTCTTAGACCTTGTGTACTCCGATTCTGGAGTTTTGTGGCTATCAAAATAATATCCTCTCATACTCGCAAACGTCACAGGCAGCCGTTACGGGCTGCTCATATACGGGAGTAGGATCACCGTACTCATAAACATCCAATCCTCTAACCTTCACTTTTCCACCACACTTTGGACACTCACGCTTCTTCATGATTATCATCCCTGTTTCGGCTACGCTCTGGATCAAAGCCGTTTGGATATCGTTTTTCAAGTTTTTTAATATTCAAATCGGTTACTTCATCAAGGTCATAACCAAGCGCATCCGCCATTCGGGTGATATAAAACAATAGATCGCCTAATTCATAAACAATTTTCAACCGTGCTTCATCACTGCCAATATAATGACCGTGAAATGCTATTTTCTTGATAGCGTCCACAACCTCGCCTGATTCACCGCCAATACCCATTGCCCACGCGACAAGTTCTGTTTGAAGATCGTCAAACTTGCCTGCTGTTCGTTCTGTCGCTTTTTGATAGTCATTGATATTCATTCCAACGGCCCCTTTTCTCTGGTAAACTCTTGATCTAGTTGATTTTGAGTGATTGCAATCCGTTCCGGTGTCCGAAAACTTTTGAGCGTTGTTAGATTGTCAATGGAGTAACTTACGTCCACAACAGTAAAAACAATTCCGTCTATCTTGCGTTTGTAAAAATCACCACGCTTAGGTTGTTCCATAATTATTTAATCGCCCTCTTTCTGGTTAATCCCATCTGACTCTTTTTCCAATATACGGTCTGAATTGTGCAACCTAATTGTTCAGCGATTTCTTTGGGGATCATGCCTTCATAGTGCAGACGCATTAGATCTGCATCATCAACCTTGTTGATTTTCTTTTTGTGTTTCTTTTTCTTCGGTTGCTTATTGTCCAGATTTTTGCCAAGATCATTGATTCGTTTTCCGATCGGACATTTCAGACAGACATCAAGATAACCTGTTCTGCCGCTTATCCCAGATTTCTTTTCACAGTGATCGCAGTATTGATCTTCGAGTTTTCTGATTTGGATGATGGTTGCATGGCGTTCAGCGTTCATGATCCTCACCGCCTTTTCTTTCAACAACACTTATCACTAACCTGTATAGCGCTGCTATAATCACTAAATCGCCTATCAAAATACCGACTATTGATAAAGATTCCTTGATCAGCCCATGATCAATCATCGGCACTCACCTCCAACAATTCCGGATTCTCATAGACATTTCCGATAACAAATCCTTCTAAATCCCAAAAATAAAAAGGTTGTTCCTGTTCAAACGGAGAGTAAAAATGCAACTTGTAAGATACAAATCTTTTAGAATAAAATACAACTGCAATACCGCCGTTACAGTCCAAAACGTCCCCCTCATAAACCTCAACTCCGTTTTTGTCCCTGAGTCCGGTGTACTGATCTCTAGATAGCAATTCATAATCTGCTAAGAATGCTGGGGATAATTCTTTTAATGGTCGTTCTTCGATTTGCGATAAAAAATAATGCTTTGTTTCAATGTTTCCACTTGCTTTGTGCCTCACGATATAGCGAAATTTAATATTGCTCATCCACACTCACCCTCTCCGAATCCTCTATAGTCCACTTGCCTTCCATCAATTGACCAAATGTTGCGTCCGTCCCAAATATTTCTGGAAATACGTCCTTATCGACCATAACTTTGTAATCTTTTCTTAGGTGATAAGCAGCGACTTTCCCTTCGTCAACCGCCTTCATCGCTTCTTCAAAGGACACGTACCGGGGTAGGATGCGCCATTTAGTGTTAAGGAATAGCCGGTGCGCTTCCACCGTTTTATTTCCGTCCTTTAAATCCATCAATCTCATATCTCCGGGAGCATATTGAACAACTTTTCCTCGGTGACTTTCCGCTTTCTCATATGGATTTGCCATTAAATAATCGATCATCTGCCCTGTCGTTAGCCATTCAGTAACCTTCTCACTCATCGTCAGCCTCTCCCTTCAAACGGCGAATTTCCGCAATCAATTTTGGAACAATCTCTCTCGATTCAGCGATAAACGTTGCATTTGCATGGGCTTCCATGAATTGGTCACCTTCCTCGGGATAAACGCAATGCCCATAAATGATTTCAAGTTGCGATTCGTGTCTACTGGGAGACTCAATGGCATCGTTCATTCTTATCACATGACCGTTCTCCGATTCGTCATAAACAGTTTCCCAAGGCCCTATGGAAGTTTCACCTATAATCGTTTCGAGTCGCTTTAACTCTTGTTCCGTTACCTTCTCACTCATCGTTAGCCTCCTTACTCCACAAAACCGTGGAGTGAATTCACTTCCAAATAATGTACTTGAATTTGTTAGGCTTGCTCTCATGGGTCGTAATCGTCCTAAGTATTTCACCGTCACTGTTTTTCCGTTTGCTTTCTGTGACCCAAATCTTGCGACCCATAATTAAGAACCTGATTCAAAAGACATAAATTCATACAACTTGCACTCGATCTTGTAATCTCTAAATATCTCAATATCACCGACTGTATTTTCCAGATCTAATAGTTTGCCAAGTTTGAGAGCCGTCTCTTCAACCGTCTTTTGGACCGTATCCAGTTCAAAGTCTTCACTGTACTTGAATAACAATTCATAAAGCGCCTCATTTGGATTTGGGAAGGCAGGACCTTTCCCTGCTGGTGAATACGGTGTATAGACCTTCACTTGTTCAGGCATCGAAACTCATCCACCTTTCCGATTCATCTTCATTACGACTGAGAATGTGTACAGTCCGTTTCAATTGATCGTTGTCGCCTAGAAGCGTCTGATTTTCTTCAGATATGTGCTTATACAGCGTTTGAAGATTGTCTTTTTCACGAACCAAATCAGCGTTTTCAATTTTTAATTCACCGTTTTGCTTTCTCAGATCCTCTAACTCAGCTTCGGCATCAGCAAGACACTGACTGGTGTTTTTCATGTTCGCTTCTAACGCCTTATACTGGTTTTGCAATTGCTCGTTTGGATCGGTAGTATCGGCTTCATCCTTCTTTTCAGAATGATATTCTTGTTGCTGCTTTGAGCGTTGATGGTAATAGTAAGTCTTGATTGTGTTTCGCTTTGCTCCGGTCTCATCCGAAATTTTCATAAGATCAACAGCTTGGTTATTTTCCATGGCTTCATCGATCATTTGCTTGGCCTTTTGCAAGCCTTCTTTTGCACTTTCTTTTGAGCTTGGCATCGTTTCGTGACCTCCGTTCCTATATTTTTCAAGTTCTTCTGGGGACAGCTTGTACTCCGTTACCTCACTATTTGCCGGACGCTTGTGGTCCCGAGTGCCGTAATTGATTTGCTGATCCATAGCTAACCTCCAAGTCTTCTAATTTGAACTTGATGTGTAGAGCTTCTTGGATGTTTCCACGTGACAAAGCCGTTTCATATTGCTGTCTGAGGTGCTTCATTTGATCCATGATATTCACCCCGCAATTCCTTTTTAAATTCCTCGAACCATTGTTGTGCTTGGGTTGGGGTCCATCGGTCCTGGCATCCACACGGTTGAGTTTTGATACCGTAACCGACATCCTCATATAGAACGCCGCGTCCGTGACAATTAGAGCAAATCATAATTGCTTCAACCTCCAATCATCACCTTGAATTTTTATAGGCTTAGTTCCTTGCATCATTCGGGAGACGAGACGACCACCATGATGACCATACTTTTTTACGAGATCAGCTGACGTATAATTTGTAGTGAAAACATTGGCTTTGCCTATTCGCGAATTCATGATTTGAAAGAGCTTGTCCGCTGCCCAACTTTCTCGACCATCTTCGACTTTCACATATTCAGCACCAATATCATCCAAAACAAGTAGATCAACATCACTAATGATTTTCATAATCTCTGATTCTGTTGTTTCAGACTCCTTGTTAAATGTGTCTTTAATCGCCGTCATCAAATCAGGGATATTGATAAATAGTGACTGATAACCTTTTTCTGCAACTGCCTTGGAAATGCAATATGACAAATGAGACTTTCCTAATCCATATAAGCCACGAAAAAACAATGACTGGAAATTCTTTTGTTTAAATTCATCATCCATGAAATGATTGGCGTACCATTTTGCTTTTTGAAGAGCATCTTCTTTGCTGGGATCGTCGTCAGGTATGTAATTCTCAAAAGATGCTTTCTTAATATCAGGTGGGATTAAACTGTATTTATCAAATATTGCTTTAGCCTTCCGCCATTTTTGTTGCTTGATTGATTCTATTTGTTGTTGCTTTAATTGCTCATCATCACAGGTGAGACAACGACTGACCTGTCCCTTTGACGTTTCGATGATTTTGACTTCTGTACCGCAATGTTCACAAGTACGGGTTCCGACAATTTTAAAAGAGGTTTTCATATTGGCTAGTGTCTCTTTGACCGACCGCATTTTGTTCACCAACTTCATCTTGATTCAGATAAGATTCAAATTTTGTTCCAAAGAGCGTTTCAGGACGAAGGAACTTGGACATTTTAGGATCATTCACCCATTCATGGGTCTTAATCTCAATGACAAGTTTAAAATCATTAAATCGAAAACCTTCGTTCCAACGTGCTTTGATCAGTGATCGTGTTTTATTAGTTTGTGCCCGATATTTGGATCCAGTTGCAGAGTTGAGATAGTTTACTATCTCGACGTAAGGTATTTTCTCTTCTTCTATTTCTTCTTCTTTTTCTTCTTCTTCTTCTTCTTCTTCTTCTTGTCCCCTTACCGTCCACGTGTCGTCCACGTATCGTGAAAATTGATCCAAAATCGCTTCATTATGGACATTTTGAGCGATATCTTGAAGAAGGGATTTATCTTTAACACTCTCTAATTCCTTAGCAATTAAATCAATAACTGGTTTTCCTGCACGGTGAAGGTTGTATTTACCCCAGTTGATGACTGCAATTTCCCTCGTGTTTTCGTTGTACTTAACAACCTTATGGTGATTGACGAACCGTTCTAGCAAACTTCGGACTGACTCAATAGAATAGCCTAAATCAAAGGCCATTTGCTTTCTCGTGATCTGATAAACACCGATCTGTGTGGTGTTTGGATTGGTCAAAAGATAAAGGTAAAAATATTTGTCCTCTGGCGTCATTTCTTCCAACACTTTAGGATCTTGCCAAAATGTTGTATGGATTTGTCTAAATTTAGCCAAGAAAAGTTCACCCTTTCATGCATAAATTTGTACAAGTTTGATATACTGATAGTACAAGTTGTTTTTTTGAGAGGGGACTCTGGGCTGCTACCCTTCCCCTCATAATCCAAATGTGATTGAATAAATGCCAATGAATATAACAACACCGGCAATGACAAAGTGATACCAACGATCTCCGTTGTCTTCCATTACGAAATCCTCCCTTCGTAGATTGATAGATTGGATTTACAAAGGGCGCCAAGCGCTCACCCATTGAATGGCATCATCATAATCAACGCGCTTAACTTCCCTATATGTTGGTGCCTGGAAAGCACGTCTTAATTGACTATGGATGTGAGAATACATTTGATGTTTTGTATCAAGAGTTCCCATGATTCCATCGCTAAATAGTTTCTCAATACGTTTTTTGATCGCATGATTCAAAGTGCTAGCTTGTCCGTGATTTAACGTTAGTTCGTTATCAAAACGTGTTTTTAACTCGCCTACTTCTTCCTCGATTCCATCCATTCGCTCATTTGATTCAATTGATAACTTCATAGCAGATATCAACTGATCACGTTCACTCAATGGCTGTGGTTGGTTCAATTGCTTTTCCATTCTGCGAAACTCATTGATGTATTTTTCTTTAAATTCAGCTGCCTTCTTACCTGTGTATCCCATAGCCAAAAATGAAAACCCATCTTGGGTGATGTAAAACATTGGATATTGTTTGCCTCGGCTTTCATAATTTGACGGCGCAAAATTGCGCTGCGAAAATTCATTGCTACATTCAAGATTTCGAATGTCTCTTAAAACATCCCGATGATTTTTACCAAAAGACTCGGCAACCGTTGGGCTGTCTGTCACCACTTCTTCGTTTTTTATGAATACTAAATCGTTCATTTAGCCCCACTCCTTTCAGCAGCCATTTAGATATATTCTTCAGCGTCCGATTTTGTTTCAAAAACTTTGGTATAAACCCAACCGAATTGGTTTTTACTTTTTACGTGAAACGCGCCGCCTTTTTCTTCAACCCAATGAGTTCTCATTGATTCACCTCCCCTTCTCGTGAATCCACTGGATTAGAAAATCTTTAGCTTCTTGGGCAGGAAAATACCATTTTTGCCCGACTTTAAATTTAGGAAAGCGTTCATCAAAGAAAAATTGATCTTGAATTGTTCCCCAGCTCATGCAAGTTCGGCGTTTTAACTCTGCCGTATCCCAAAAAACAAGATCTGCTTCAATTTGTTTGACCTTTTCCTCGACCTTTTCTAAATAAAGATCACGTGCTTCTTGTTCATCGATTTGAATGTCTAGCAAAAGAGCCCACCACCTTTCAAGAATTAGTTTCATATGTGATTTTTAAGCCGAGAGCTGAACAAACTTTATTAATTGTATCTTCATTCCACCTCCGTTCACCCGCAATTAGATCAGATAAATATTGAGCACTATAACCAATTTCCCTTGCTAATTGAGCGTTTGTTATTTTTTTTTGCTGCATTTTTTCCTTAACGACGTTTGAAAAGTTCATTTCATTACCTCCCGTTAAACACAATATTAAGCAATTAGCTTATTAATATCAAAGCCTGAAATTAAGCATATAGCTTTATTTAATAGCGTTAACACCATTAAATAAACTATTTGCTTAAATATGCTCGGATTTGCTATTAATTTAAGCTATTTGCATATTGTGAGTGTAAGCTAATAGTGTTATTCTTTTTATAAGCTATTTGCTGATAGATTCGGAGGAGAAATAATGGATGTTAATCATAGGATTAAGGAAATTAGAGAAACCAAAAGAAATAATTCAGGAAGAAAATTAAGTGGTACCGCAGTGGCAAAGATGTTAGGAATCACTCCCCAGTATTACTATGAAATCGAAAGAGGTGAGAAAAACTTAAGTGCTGAAATGGCAAGGAATATATCTGAAATTTTTGGCGTAACAACCGATTACTTGTTAGGTATTTCTGATGATCCAAACGATTCAGAACCAAAACGACGACAAACAGAGATTACTGATAAAGATGAACGTGACATAGCTAAACGCATGGAAGAAATCAAAAAAGACTTACAAGATGATGGTGGTCTCAGCTTTTCTGGTGAACCGATGAGCGATGAGGCTAAAGAGTCATTACTCGATGCTATGGAACATGTGGTAAGACAGACTCAGCGAATTAACAAGAAATACATACCTAAAAAATACAGAGAAGATAAAGATAAAGATTAGGGGTGACCAAGGGGGTCAAATTTTTGAAGTGGGTTAAAGATAATGTGGGTACATTAATTAAGAAATGTAAAACAAACGATCCTTTTGAAATTGCAAACTTTATAAATGTCCATGTTGTACCCTGGGATCTGCATGAGGAGATCAATGGATTTTACAAATACGATCGTCGAAATAAATACATATTTTATAACAGCAATTTGGGTAACGAAATGCAATACTTTGTATGCGCTCACGAACTTGGACACGCTGTTTTGCACCCAAAAGTGAATACGCCGTTTCTTCGGTCAAGTACATTTTTCTCTATAAACAAAATTGAGGTTGAAGCGAATACATTTGCTGTGGAATTACTTATCCCGGATAAAGTGATTTATGATCAATGCAATTCAAGAATGACTATTCAAGAAGCTGCATCAACATACAATGTGCCACATGAAGTAGCACATCTAAAAAATTTTTAACTTCAAATAGAACATACATTCTATTAAGGAGGTGAAAATAGGCTAACCGATAAACTGAAAGGAGAAATGTAAATGAGCAGTATTAGTTACAGGCAACATAAGGGTAAATGGGAATATAGAATCGTGTATGAAGATCCCTTTACTCAAAAACCTAAGGAAAAATCAAAACGTGGATTCAGAACTAAGCCAGAAGCACGTTATGCAGCGCAGGAAATGGAGAAAAAATTGCTTAATGGAAACGAATACGACACTCCGTTTGCCTTGAAAAATTATCTTAGGGAATGGTTAACAACATTCAAGGAAAACAACGTTAGCAAGAATACGTATGAGCTTCATGAACACAATGTTGAAAATCACATCATCCCTTATTTTAAGGACATCAACATAACGGATATTAAGCCTATGATGTACCAAAAATTTATTAATTATCTTATTGACGAGGATCAGCAGGATTATAGCAAGCGTACTACTGAGATTATTCATGGGACGATGTTCAATGCTTTAAACAAAGCTGTCTCTATGGGTAAATTAGAGAAAAACCCCTGTCTAGACGTTGAAATTAAAATTAAGCCTAAGAAAAATGGTGATGACCTGAAATACATGAAAAGTGAAGATATTTCTTTGTTTTTGAAAACAGCTTATAAATACGGATATATTTATTACATTTACTTTAAAACGTTGATTAACACGGGTTTGAGAAAAGGTGAAGCCGCTGCCCTTCAGTGGGATGATATTGACTTCAAAGAAAACAAAATTAAAATTACGAAAACGTTAGATTTCAAGGCTAAGACAAGAGATGAGATATTTGGTGATACAAAAACTTATCATTCAAAACGGGTGATCAAAATAAACAAGTTGTTAGCTGATGATTTACGGATGCACATGAAATATCAAAACGATAACAAACTTATTCTCAATGAAGCTTACGATCATAAGTCAAATTTGGTTTTTGCTAGAAAAGACGGTTCATTTTTGCCTAAATCTAGTTTGTTTAATGCTTTTGAACGCATTCTTAAACGCGCTGGACTTCAAAAGCTCCCCATTCACTCAACTCGACATACTCATGCTGTACTTCTATTGGAATCTAAGGCAAGTATGAAATACATTCAAGAAAGGCTTGGTCACAAAAGCATAGAAATCACGGCTGATATTTACTCGCATATTAGTGACAAAATTGATAATGATTCGATGGATCAATATGATGATTACATGAATACGATTTTAGAATAA